GCGGCCCATCTTCGCCACGGGCCGCATATCGCGCCATCGTCCGATCAGGCCACCAACGCAGGACCGTGTCTACAACCTCGGCCGTCGCCTCGGCCATGCCGGGGGCGGTGTGCAGCCGTCGATTGATCGTCCTGCGTAGGTCTGTCAGCAGCATGCCGAGCGCGTCGCCCACCGTCACCTCCCGCCACTAAGGCCTGGCCGGTGAGCCTGTCGCGGGCGACGCGCCCGGAATGCGGCATCTGCCATCTGGGCACGCAGCCCCACACGGGCATTTCGTCCGATGACCGTCGCCATGCGTGATCCAGCCGGTGCCGTTGCAGTCGGGGCACTTGTCCGGCGTGGGCTTCGGGCCGGGGGCCGGCGGCTTCGGCGTTGGGGCCGGGGCCTCGACCACCATGCTGGCGCGGGCCGCACTCACGGCCGCAGCCGCGCGAGCCGCCTCGCGGTCGAAGACGACCGGATCGGCCGACAGCCAGGTCAGGATGTAAATGATCCAGTTCCAGAGGCTCATATCACCACCCGTTGCCGTGGTTGATGACCGCGTAGCCGTCGTCGCCAATCGCCGGGGCCTTGACCATCTGCCGCGACTGCGGCTCAGGCGGGGCCGGCTCGACGAAGACGGCGATCCACAACATCTGTTTAGCGGCCTTGGCAATCCAGCGGAGCACGGGGCGATCCGCGAGGGGGCCGACAGGCTTTGATGGCGGGCTCGCCATGTAGTAGCCAATGGCGACGCAGGCGATCAGAACGAGAGCGGTGTTGCGGTCGAGCTTCATCATTCGGCCCTAGTCAGAGTTTCGATTGGCGCAGGCTGGAGCCACCGTCCGTTGTGGATGTCGCGGTAGCCAAACCCGGCGACGCCGCCGATAGCCCATGTGTCGCCCTTGATCATTCGCTCGACAACGTCACGACGTGCCCAGAACGCACCGTCTGGTAGGTCTGACGGGAACTTGCCGTCGTCGTAGCGGATCCATCTCGGACCCCAGCTATTCAAGATGCAGGCGAGGTCGGCTGGGTTGCCGTTCTTTTGGTGGACAATTCCACAGATCATCATTTGGTGGTGCCACGTCCCAGACGCCTCGGCGATGCCCCGATTGGCGACCGACGCAAATCCTTGCGAGCTCGCGACAGTGCAGGGGTAGCCCGATTCCAATGCTGCCGCCAACTCGTCCCACGTCGAGACTTTGACGACGTGCTTGCACGGGTGCTTTTTGGCGATGCGGTCGATGCGATAGTTGTCGCCTTGGCCGCCGGCCCCGTAGGCCCCTTCGCTCTTCTCGCGGGTGGCGTTGTAGGTCGTGTAGTCAAAGATGCCTTCGTAGGGCTTGCGGTAGACAACGCCCCAGTCTCGCAGCCAGCGTGCGGCGGCGGCACCGAAAGATCCGTCCGACCATCCGCCAACAGGCGAGGATCCGTCGTACCCATCGGGGTTACTGCGGCGAGCCTCGACGCGCGATCCGCCATACAGTGGCTCGGTGGCCGGCAGCAGCGGCGGCTCGGGCAGTTCGCCGATTTCCCACGACACGCTTTCGGCACAAAAGACCGCGTGCATGGCCCCCCACGCGACGCAACTGCCGTTGAGTTGCCGGCCGACGATGAACTGGCTGCCGTAGCGGGCCTGGTGGGCCTTTTGCATGGCGCGGTACAGGAAGGTGTCCTTGCCGGTTGCCTTCGCCATAGCCTCGGCCCCGGCCTGGCGGAAGAGCGGTTGATCGAGCTCGGCAATAAACTCGGCCACACCCTGGGGGTTGGGCACGTAGCCGTAGTTGTCGTCGCCGCTGCCGAGCCACCCGCCACCCGGCGGCCGGTCGCCGCGCCACGCCTCAATGGCGATAGCGACGCCGAGCCCCAGGAGCATGGCCGCCGCGATGATCTGCCACTTTGCCTTGGTCGCCGTGCTCATCGGGCCGCCGCCTCCGCAGCCTTGGCAACCTCGCGATAGGCCGCGACCCACTTGGCTTTGGCCTCGGGCGTGAGCGGCCCGCCCGACGTGCCGGCGTTGGCGTTGAGATACGCCTCGATGGCGGCTCGCGCGCGGGGATGCTTGTCACCAAGCGACTGCCCGCGAACCAAGAGCAGGCGGGTACGCGTCCGCAGTTCGTCAAAGGCCACGCCCGAGCGGATCAGCGGCTCGGGCTGCCGGGCGTCCCACTCCACCTCGTCGGCCAACTCGCTGCACATGGCGGCCGTGGTCGCGGCATCGGCGGCGGCATCTGGCCCGGTGAACGTGCCCCGCAGGTCGAGCGTCGTCGGCTGCGGTGCCGGGGCGGGCTGCGGGCTGGCCGGCGAGCGGCTCGCGTAGGAGATCAGGGCAGCGGCCCCCAGAGCGATGGCCGCGTAGTGCCGGCGGTCGAGGCCCGAAAGGTCGAGTCGGCCGACGTGCTCCGTGATCCACGGCCACGCGAGCGCGACAGCAGCGGCGAGCAACAGCACGGCAGTGATCATGGGGCGGCCTTTCGCACGAGCGGCAATAGCGATTCAATGGCACCGGCAGTCGCGAGGAGCACCAACTGCCGGACGGTGGGCCGCACGATCAGCCAGACGGGCCACGCCAGCATGGGCACAGCCTTATCTGCGATCGCGTCGAATAGGAGGCCGACCGCCTCGAGGCACCACGCCTTTTTGGCGGCCCCGTCCTCGGGCAGCGAATCAAGAGCGGCCATGAGCGTCTTGAGCAGGGCGACGGTGAGCTCGCCAAACTCGGCGACCGTGATGCCGTTGGCTGCGGCTGCCTGCGCCGTGGCAATGAATGCCCGCACCTTAGCGGCCACGTCGTGAATGTTGCCCGCCACGGTGATCGGTGCCGAAGAGATCATGCCTTTACCCCCACGATGTAGATTTCCACGTCCGCCGCCGCCGCCCCGTTGTTCGTGATCGCAATCACCTTGTCGCTCGCGCCGGTGGCGTAGCCGCTCTTTGGGTGCGACACATAGAAGGCCCCGTCTGGACCGATGGTCACCGCACCGGCCGAGAGAGCCGTCCATCGGTTGCTCGTCGTGCCGAAGGCCGACAGGCTCGCCGCCGTTGAGCGGTTCTTAATGAGCAGTGTCTTGACCTTGGCAAGCGTGACCGCACCGGTGCCGCCGAAGAGGTTGAGCGTGAGCGACCGCAGGTCGATGGTCGCCGTGCCGCCGGCCGCGATGGTGATCACGTCCTTGTGGTAGGCGTCCGCCTGGTCGTCGCCCGTGCCGTTGGCGAGCGTGAACGCCAGGTTGGCCGTCGCCGTGTCGGTCACGGTGGTCGTGTTGAGATCGTCCACCCAACGGGGCACGATTCGCAGCGATCCAGCAAGTGAGAACTCAGCCGCCACTGCCGCTGCCTCCTGCCGCCGTAGACGTGCCAAAGAGGTAAAGCTCATACGTCACCGCTGCCCCGTTGGGGTTGGCGATGCGGATCACGCTATTGGCCTCGGTCACCTCCCACGAGTCGGTCTGGTTGACGCTGAACCATTCCGAGCCGGGGCCGACCTCGGCTGCGTAGACGACGGTCGGTCGGCCGGGATCGACGCCGACCAGAAGCCGACGCCCGGCGGTCGTGGTCGTGTTGACCACCCGGATGGCCCGCAGTTGCCGGAACGTAAACGGCACCGTCACGCCGAGGGCTTGCTGCGTGAGGTTGAGCAGGTCGAAAGATTCGATGCTGCCAGCCGGGATCGTGCGGGCATCGGCAAAGACGAGGTCGGCTTCGCCGGGGCCGTCGCCATCCGTGATTGTGTAGGTGCCGCTGACCGTGCGGCGATTGGTGACGCTGCCGACCTCTTGCGTGTCGGCCCGTGCCCACGAAAGAGACGTGCGGATCTGCCCGGTCAGGGCATCGGTAAGCGTGTCAGCCATGCACCACCCCAGATTCAATAGCTTGAAGGAGTGCGGCAGGCTTTACGCCCAGCCGGAATGCCGTAAGCTCGAGGTCGGCCTTGCTGAACTTCGCCGGCCGCTTGCTGGTCACCTTTCCCCAGAACTGCTGGGCGGGCGTGAACACAGCCGCAATCGACGTGATCTCGCCTGGAGCCGCGATAGGCTCGCGGCCATCTGCACCGCCTCGGCGAAAATGGGCGTGAGTTACCACGCCCCGATGGTCGCCGCCGAGAGGGCCAAAACGGAGGGGCTATGGTGCCCGGCACTCAGCCCGGCACGCGGCATAGCCGGCCCCGTCCACGTCGTTATCAGGGTGGTCGGCCGGGCCTCGCGAGCGGGCGATCTTGTCCAACTGCATCATGGTCGCCCAGTCCTCGGGCTTGAACGCCGTGCCGAATGCCGCGTTGATCAGGTTGACCGTGATCGTGAAGTGATCCAACGGCGGGCCGTAGCGGCGGCGGCGGTCGCGCACGGCAGCTGCAGCATCGAGCAGCATCCGCTCCGACGGGCTCACGTCATCGTCTGGCGTCGCCGCCAGGATGCCGTCACCACGCAGCCGCCCACGCTCTAAGCGAGCCTCCTTGGTTGCCTCGACAGCCCGCCGCCAGCCCTCTGCGGCCCGGCTCCCTTTGAGCTCACGGTGCCCCTGCAGGATGTAGTCCTCTGGAATTGCGGGCGTATCGCTGTCGGCGATATCGGTCGGGCTCGGATCGGTGGCCGTGTCGAAGCATCGCGCCGCCGCCTCCTGTGCGGGCCGGCAGCCGGCGAGCGAGGCGGCCATCGGCGTATAGCCCTGCATCTTTGGGTCGCTCGGATCGGTGCTCGCCATCCGGTCGGCCACTGCGGATCGGAGGGCGGCGACAGATTCTTCCAACGTCTCGACGGTGCTCATCAACTGTTTCCTTTCGTTCAAGAGTCTGATTACGTCTGCGGCCAACGAGCCGCTTGTGCCAAACCACGCTCCTTGGAACTGGCGGGCGCGTTGCTCTGCTGCCGTTATGTATGCAGCGTCAAGCATGGCGAGCCCCAGCGACGAGCATGCCCGCGAGCCCGCCGCCAGGAGCGTAGAACCACGACTCCATGGCCTGCCGCGAGCCGAGGTAGCCCTCCTGTGAATGCCAGTCATCTGGTGGGCATAGCGCCGGGGCGATCCGCACGACCACGCCGTCTACCGTGTCGATGCCGTCCGTATCGACAACGCGTCGCATGCGGGCCGCCTGCTTGTGTAAATGGCCCGTGTGAAACTCACGGTAGCGGCAGCGGCTCCACGCGTCGGGTACCTCCAAGGCCATGAGGCTCGGCAACTTGTTGCGGGCTCTGTCGCCATGGGCAAACCCGATCAGGTTGCCGGCGTGCTCTAGGTACTGCCGGTGCGTGTAGTGCTTGTGGACCGTCACCCGCTTGTCGGCGTCGAAGTGCGTCGCAAGCAACAGGCGAAACCACGCCGTCATGGTCTCGTCGTGATTGCCGGGCACGCAGACGACATCGGTCGGGCAGGTTTCGGCCGACCGCTCGACGAGCGCGACCGCTGCGGCCGTGCCGGTTTCGATCATCTTCTCTAGCCGGCCGTCACGCTCCAGCTGCGTGCCGCGCGTCGTCTTCGCGTCGGGGGTGTCGTAGTGATAGACATCTCCCAAAAAAGCGATCGTGCGGCGGGCGGGCTCCTGGCGGTCGCCCGAGTCGATCAGCCGCAGCCCGGCGTCGCGGACCAGGCGGTCGGCGTGGTCGAGGTCGTAGTCGTCGCCGCCGGTCGTCTTTGACCACGCGTATTTGCCAAAGTGTGGATCGGCCACGACCACGACTTGCCACACGCCGTCGCGTTTCGCCTTCGCCGCCTTGGCCTTGGGCTTGCCGATCCGGCCAGAGGCGGCAGCCCCGGCGATCATCGCCTCGACCGCCTCGCGGATCCCCGGCCCAGCCTTTGGCCGCAGGCGAACGAACACGCGGTGTAGTTCTGTGACCACCGGCTCGCCCGTCTCGCGGTCGGCCGTGAGCCCCTCCCACTTCGTGGCCTCACTGGTCGCCACCTCAAACTTGTCGAGGTCGGCCTCAATGTGCTTGAGCAGATCCTCGACCGTGCGGATGCGCGCCGACACGCTGCGGGCTTCCATCCCGTCTGGCGTGTCCTTCTTCGTGACCTCCTCAATCGTGAGGCCCTTATCGCCGCCCATCTTGGCAGCGATTTCGCCGACTACGCTCTTTCGAGCCATGCGATTACCCCCTGCGGTCCGACGCGGGCAATGCCGCGATCAGTCAACGTCTTGGAAATCGCCCTGGCGGCGGTGATCTTCTTGTTGCCGAGCCGGCCCGAGGCCCACGCCTCGCGAATGTCGCGGAGCGTTGCCGCATGCTCTGGCGAGACCCGCTCATGCCACGCCTGCGGCCTCGGCTTCGCGAGATTGCCGAGCACCTCATCAACCACGCTTGCGGCCTTGGCCATGCGTCACTCCTCGTCGTGGTCGTCAGGCTGCCGGAACCCTTCGGCGTCGAGCACGCCAGACACAGTCTCGGAGAACTCAGCCACCGCGCTCTCCGACAAATCAGGCCAGCGCGCGTGAATCAGTTCGTGGATGAGCGTATCTAAGAGGTCAACGCCGTGAAGCCGGTCATCCAAACGGATCGTCTGCGTGTTGTAGTCGCACTGGCCGTCGTCCTTCCGCATCCGCTTTCGCAGGATCTTCCACCGCTGATCGCCGACGTAAACGGTCCGCTGCCTGCGCTGGCGACGTGGCATCTGCCTACCCTGCGAGCCGGCGGTCGTATTCGGCCTTCGCGTCCGGGGCAAACCGCCGGTTGATCAGCGATTTGATGATCGCACCCGACGCAATCTCGGCCTTGCCCTGGCAGGCGTGCTGGAAAATGAGGTTGCCGTCGCTGTCGTGCTGGCAGATCGCAGGATGCCGCCACGCCGGATTCCGGGGCGGCATGTGGTAGCGGTGACCGGCCAGGTTCCACGCGAGGAGGAATGTGTCCTTGTCGCCGTAGACAAATTGGTACACCTCGTCGCTCCAGTCGTTGAGACAGAGGGCCACGTCGAGGGCTTGGAAGTGGCGGCGACGGTCCACCAAGATCTGGCCCGACTCAAATGGCCGAGCCGACGGCACGGGCTCGAGGCCCACGGCACGCCACGCCCCATCGGGCACCCACTGCGACCGCTCACGAGACGGCGGCAGGTCAGGCCAGAACATCGCCCCGGCCCGTTCGTAGTGCTTGTCGTGAAAAAGGTACGTCGGGTCGGCCGCTGGCACGTTGTCGGCGTCGATCAGCATCGCATCGGCAAAGCCGCTGTGGGCCATCGCAAACGATTTGAGCCACCACCCCGAGTGCTGGGCTGACCGGCCCGCTACGGGCCGCGTAGCGATCCCACGCGAGCGGCAGAACTCACCCACGTCGATCAGCCGCACGCCGGGCTCGGGGGCGAAGACCCGCCGGATGCCGTCGGGCATTTCGTGGGAGAAGTGCCAGATCTCGACCGGCAATTTGCAGCCGAGGCCCCGCAGGGCCGTGATCAGGTGGAACGCGAGCCGGCTGTAGAGGTCGCCGCCGGCCACGATGACGATGCCGCGAAGCTCGCGGATCGGCGGCACCAAGAGGGCCGGATGGTCGAGCCGGTCGGCAAGGGCTTGGCGAAAGGCGGCAGTCATGCCGCTAGGGTACGGCTGGGCAGTCAGTGGCCGCAGGGGGTAACACCGCACCCCACTTGCAAACCGGGCAGGCTTGCTCCGCCCATGAGAGCTTGCTCCGCCAATTCCGCTCCCGCACGACCGGGCATCCGCACTGGCTGCACGCCGTGCCGTCGAAATGCTCGCACTGCTGGCAGATTGCAAACCGCCGGTCGATTTCGGCCTGGTCAGCCAGGGGCATCCCGGCGGCGACGTGCTGGGTGGCAGCGGCGGCGAGGTTGACGGCCTTCTGGGCGAGGCTCGGCCCCCGTGGCCTTGGATACGCCGGATGTGTCTCGTCCACCGTGATTGTGTCGGCGTCCTCCGCAACGATGCACGCGGCCACCTCGTCGAGCGTGTAGCCGCGTTGCGTGGCCCTGGCGACGAACTGTTGACGCGGGCCTGTAATCATGGAAACAGGTTGCACGGGTCGGCCGCGCACACCTCGCCGCTGTGCCATGTGCCGCCGAGGGCGTCACAGCCGTCCAGCGTCTGCGG